CGAACCTGATTCGCTGCATGCTGCGACGTATTCTCGCGTCGATATCGTGACGCAATGACAGCGAATACTCCGCTGACCATTGCGGCACTGATTAGCCCTGCGAATCCGATCCATTCCATTAGGTGGGTTCGGTCCATGTGAGGGTGTCCTCGTCCCAGTCGTAGAACGGCCCATCAGGGGTCGGATCTGCGACGGGATAGGGGACAGGTGGTTCCCAGTGGTCTGTTACCCATGTCCATGATGGGAACGGTGAGGGTGGTTGTATCCACGAAACGGTGTCCTCATCCCACAGATAGCCAGCAACCTGTGGGGTGGGTGGTTGCCACTCATAGTTGTCATCTAGCACCCATGACGGGAACGGTGACGGCCCGTAGAAAGCGTCGGCCACAGGGTCGTAGGTGGAGCCGATTCCCGCATAGTTCATGCGCAACGGTGTGCCACCAAGGGCGTGGACGTTGCCTTGCGTGTTGTAAGACGTTTGTATCCATGTGCCACCAAGTCCAAGGTCGTCGGCTAGGAACTCTTGCCCACGATGCTCTTGATCATCGCCCACGACTAGGACTCGTGTGACGGTGTTGGTTTCGTCTATTTCAGCAAAGTGCGCCATCAGACTGCGTACCTGATTACAATGATGCCAGAACCACCATTGAGGCTGCCCGTGCTATAGTTTTGACCGCCACTGGCCGATCCAGTATTGGCGGCAGCACCAGAACCTGAGTACCACGTGTTCGTGCTGCCCACGTGGTAACTACCATGGCCAGCGCCTCCTCCACCTCCACCGCCATAGCCTGCGTTGGGGAAGGGATATGTAGTCAAGCCACTGCCACCGCCACCACCAGCGTAGGAAACCGCAGAGCCTGTTCGGTAAGAGTTGGTTGCAGCGCTTCCACCAGCACCGCCGTAGCCGTTGCCGTAGGAGGCTGATGCGTTGTTTCCGATTCCTCCTGCACCACCCCCGCCTCCACCGCCAGACGACGGGTAACCGCCCCCGTAAGTGGCCCCATTTCCACCGTAGTTGCCAAATCCAGTCTGATTGTTCTGGTTTGGGCCATTTCGCATACTACCGCCCCCGCCACCGCCAGTTGATCCTCCTGCTGGATTGACATTGCCATCTTGAATACCGTGACCGCCTCCAAGAGCAGTAGTCTGAGTATCAAAGGTGGTGCTCGAACCGTTTCCCCCCCCAGGTTGGCTCGATGCTGCCATTGAGCCTCCTGCCCCGACGGTGCAGACATAGGAGCCGTTGCTGGTTGCGCCTGTGGTTGTGGAAGCAGTGAGTGTTACCTCCTTGTAACCCCCTGCACCGCCACCACCGCAGGATGCCGCGGTGATCCAGTTGAAACCACCAGTTCCACCACCTGCAATATACAGAACATCTATATCGGTTTCGCCCGACACGACGGTAAATGTGCCTGATGATAAGAACGTATGAGACTTATAGTTGGTGCCACCTGATGTATATGTGTTAGTTGTGCCGCCAGTAGCCTCAAACCCACCGCCGCCACCCGACTGAACCGCCCCCAACAACGCAGGACCAATACTCACAACACACCCGCTTCCAACATCGTTGCAAACGTCACGCCAACGCCCCCGTCACATACCACTCGTCCGTAGCCCTCTTGACGAGAGCCACCGATGCGTACTGTCCATCAATCGCAAGATTGCTATCTTTGGAACGCAATGTCACTCCTGCACCCGCCGTAATAGTTGTCGCACCAGCACCCTGCTGCACGACCAGAATCTGTGTCCCCACAGCGAAAGCCACGCTGGAGTTGGGAGGCACCGTCAACGTATTCGCAGACGCATTGTTGACCTCGACCAGTTTCCCTGCATCCGCCAGCACCAGTGTGTAAGAAGCCGTCTGGTTATTGAATGCAATGTCTTGAAGTGCGACAGTGCCTGTCGCATCAGGCAACGTGATAACCCTGTCTTCGGTTGTCGGATCGGTTGCCCTTAGAAATGTTTCGTATGCGTCGGCTGTGGTGCCTTCCCACACAATCTCCTGGTTGGTGGCACCATCCAAGTAGATCGAATCCGATGCGGTGGTCACGCCATCGAGCGTGACCGCACCGCCATACGACACCCCCGCAGCAGCCGTCGAATCAGCCTTCAACACACGGTTATCGGTACCGACGGCGACACGGGCCACCGTGTCAGCGGCCGTAGCCGCAATCAGATCACCCTTAGCGTCCACAATGTCGTTCTGAACGACACCAGGGGACGTATTTACGAACGCCTCAACGTCAGTAAAGTTTTGGTTGACATCGGCTGCGACAGCAGTCGTCCCCGCAGAAAAGTCGTTCGTAACCGCCAAGGTCGCCATCTAGCGGAGCCTCCTTGGCACGTAAGTGAACGCCAAAGCGTTCACCTCCCAGGTGTTGTTCGTGCCCGTCGGGCCAGAAACCTTCATACTTATTGCCCTTGCTGTCCCAAGTGTTGGAAGATTCTTCACATCGGCCACCAAATCCTTGGCCACAGCGTCCCACTGGGCGTAATACGCCGAGTTCGGATCAGCGTCATCCCACCTCATCGTTCCCCACAACGAACTAGACGTACGCCCCGTGATGTCCACATCAAACGACTTGGCCTGCTCCGCCTTGTCGTAGTTCTTGTAAACCGCCACAGGCAACGTCAAAGAAGCATCCGCCAACGTCACCATGCGAGGCTTCCCCCACCGCTTCTTCACAATCGGGTTGCGACCCGCAACCCACCTCGTCACAAAATAAGACGAAATGTGAACCTCCGTGGACCCCACATACCTGTCAGTGGTGCGGTTCTGCTCGTCCTCAACATCAACAACGACACCAGTGTTGGCGACACAACCCGCCAACACCGTTGGTGTGCCCCCAGGGGGGCGATACGTAAACATGGGGCCAGCGTCAACATCTGTTGACACCCACGCCCCGAAGTCACCCAACGTCGGATCATAAATCAGTGTGCGTCGAGCAGTTGCAGCATCCTCAGTCCAGTCAACCGACACATAGAGTTTGTTTTTACCCCAAGCCATTTGTGGCTTGTTCGTAAACGTGATGCGTGCATCGTCAATAGCGGGCACCAACTTGGCGAACAACCAAATAAACCGTTCCCCGTCGAACAAGTAGATGCCTTCGGTGCCGAACCAGAAATATACCCCATGAGGCGTAGACACGGGCGACGATTCGGCAATCGAACCGACATCGTTTGTCAATGTCACAACCTGAAACGAATCCGAGTCAAACCCGTAGATCGCATGGACACTGTTTTCCTTGAACACCAGGAGGCGGTCCCCGTGGGGGACCAGCGCAGTGATCGACCCGCCATGCTCCCCAATATCAATATCCACGTAGTCCGATGCCGCCCACTTCTCAGGAAGATTCGCATTAGACCAACGCACCCTCGACCTGTAAGCCGTACCCGACTCGTACGTGTGCGCAACGAAAGCAAAGTTGTTCCAAAACGCCACATACTTGGCTTGAGGCATGTTGCCCGTTGTGCCGTCCAACGTGGTGCCCAAATCGGAAGCCGTGGTGCCATCCCATTTGAACGACACCTGATCGTATGAAACGCCGTAAGCGACGTTGTTCATGGTGATGCCGTACACCCGCGACCCAGCCGTTCTCGCAGTGATGCCCGTCAGGTCCGTAAAGTTCGTCGAGCCGCTGTACGCCACCTTCGTGCCGTAGTTGACCATCACCTGGTTCGTGCCCGAATCGGTGTGAAACCCCCACAGGCCCTGAACGTCGGCAGACAGCGCAGTGGTGTTGCGACGGTCCACGCCGTCACGCATCCGAATACCGCCCCGCGGATCCACAACCACGTTCAGCAAATCAGGCGACTCGTTTTCCGCCAAGTTGAACTGGTCAGACCTGAAGTTCAACCCACCCGAAAACGATTCCAGAACTTCAATCTTGAAGTCCCTCTTGGTCGGTCCGCCAGGAGGCGCTATGCCTACTCCCATGAATATCGCATGCGGTCCGCAAGAACGACACGCCCGCCACGCCTAGAAGTGCGACCATTCAGAATAATGGGCTGTGGTGCAGGCGCATCGTCGTGACGGGCCTTCAAGTTGTTTAGTTCCTGGTTGAAAATAGCGAAATACTGGCCCGCCATCTGCGGGTCCTCTTGCTGCTCATAGGCCCGAGCAACCCCATAGGTGGCGACAACCATGTGAAACGGATCAGGTAGATCCGAAGGCTCGGTCGCATCCACCGACCCCGCGCCGAACGCCGCAGGGTTCTTGTAGCCCCGAACATTCACCGTGTATACCGCATCAGGTATCGGATGGAGGCGTACAGTGTCGGCCCAATACGACCAGTACCACGGTTCCCCCGTCGTGGACACATCCAACGGGTACACGCTGTCAGAGTCGTCGCGGCCAATAAACGTCAACACATGGTCATCGGTTCGCAAAGCAGCAATCTCCCGCAAACCATTCGTGACCGACGCTCCCACAGTCGCCAGGCTGTAATCCTTCGTGGACGCAACCGTAGAGAACGTTGTGGACGTTTCATAAAACGGCCACCGTTTCTCGCTGTAGACGATTACGTCGTAGCCCTCACCCAGGAAACGGTTGAGGGTGTCGTCTGTGATGTCAGACGAATCAATGTCAACAACGCTCCTGATGTACGAGCGCATCGTGGAAATATCCACTATTCACCCAACCGTGCATGAAACATGCAAATATCGGTTCCTTCGGCAGGTCGAGCCTTACAAGGCTCACCCGCCACCGTAGTTTCCCTACACACAGGCCCCGAAGGTTTCGGATCGTGAGTGGGAGTAGGGTTTATGCGAGCCAGGTTGCGTTCACGGCTTATTGCGTGACGTTCAGAACGAACCTCGCGCATGTTGCCCGCTGGTTGACCAGCAGGACGAGTCCTTGTTCCGTAACTGATAGCGAAATCGCGTGCCATGTCGGTCTCCTGGGAAACATGAGGGGCGGGGACGGCGGTTGGCCGATGGGGGAAGGGAGAACACGCCGCCCCCGCCGATTATGTGGATCAGGTGACGCCTGTCAACTTGCCCTGACGCGCCCTGTTGGAACAGGTCAGGTTGCCGTATGACAGGATCTGTGAGTACACAGCGTCCTGATTGGTGGGCCGCACGAACGGTGTCGGCTTGAACCACGTATCCGAGTGACCTACCAACTGGAGGTACTTGGTGTTCAGCATGTACATCACCTGCGAGGTGCATGCACCGTCGAACGTGACAGGTGCGCCCTTGAACATGAGGTTCTGGAAACCAGCGTCAGCGACATCAGTGTCGGTGTAACGAATCTGGTCTGTCAGAAGGGCCTCATAGTCCTCGTAGACATCCTGTGTGGTGATGATGATCGACGGCTGATCGTTGCCAACCGAAACACTGTTGTACAGTGTCGCCATCTTCGCGGTGGTGATCGCACCACCCGAAGCGGTTTCGGTTGAAGCCCAGAAGCCGTTGCCAGAGCCAGACTGGTCGATGCCACCGACAGTGCCCGTGGAATCCACGATTGCTGCGATGCCTTCCCAGTCCTTGTTGGAGTTGCCCGTGCCGTCAGCGAAGAACATGGTGTTCATGTTTTCAATGACTGTTTCCTGAGCCTGGAAGATCTTGCCTTCCAGCAGGTCGATGATCTGAGCCTCGCCGTTGTTCTTGGCTTCCTCAAGACCATTGATGGTCACGGTCACGGCGTACTGCTTCCAGTCGTACTCAGCGGCCGAAATGCCTGTCTGAGCAGTCGTGGAAATAGTGTCCGTGGTGGCGTACGAACCAGCGGTGCTGTTCGTGCCGTAGATGATTGGAACGACGATCTTCGCTCCACCACTGATCCGCCTGATCGTCTGCCCGTTAGTCAGGGCATAAAACAGGGGACGCGCTGAGAAAATGTTGTCCACCAACTTGGGGACATAGTTATTCAGCGTGGTAGAGAGAATCTCATCAAAGTTGCTGTTGCCAGCCATGATGGTTTCCTTCTGTTAGAGGTATGTGAGATCAGGTTGAACTCAACTGCTTCTTAGCCAAAGCGAAAGCCTCACGGATTGAACCTGCCTGCTTCCCAGCGTTGTTCGACACAACGGCACCAGCCTGAACGGTCTTTCCGCCCTCGACTGACACAGCGTCCCGTTTCGCCTCGGTTACCTCACGGTCAGCCTGCGCCTGCGCCGCAGAAGCGGACACCTCGCGGAACTTCATGTGAGCGTACGCGGCGTCCAAGTTCGGAATCCCGTTAGACAACGCATGCTGAAACAGCGCACGCTCGTCAAACTCGCCGTACTTGGACTTCAATCCGACAACTTCCTTGTCAATGGCCTGCTGCCTAGCGGCCGCAGCCTGGGCCTCCAACTGGGATTCGATCTTCGCTATCCTCTGCTCCGTCGGGTCCATCTCGTCCCACGAATCATCCGACTCGGGCGACGGCTGGGTGTCCGACACACCAAACGCAGTAGACAACGCTGTGATTGTCCCAGCAGGATCCGACTCCAACGCGTTGGCGATGGCTTCGGCTTGCTGCAACCGTTGACGTTCAGATGCCAACTCCTGCGTCTTACGGGTGTAATCCGCCTGACGTTGGTATCCGCTTTGAAGTTCCTCCAGCGTGACCGACTGATCTTCACCATCCACCTTGATGGTGTATGTTTCCGATTCGACGGTTTCTGTGGGTTCTTCTGTTGAAGCCTCTGGAATGTCCACCTCGTCGGTGGGGTCCGTTGGTTCTGATTCTGGCACTTAGCCTCCTAGGAATCCTATTTGGTTGTTCCTGATAGAAAGTTGCAGTGTCCCACTTTGTTACAAAGCGGGAAGTTCCATCCCCATTTGTCCCTCCAACTGAGTCAACAACTCAGGAGGAACACCACCCGTAGGAGCAAATGCTCCGCCCTGGGCAGGCAGCGGCGGCATCGCCCCGTTGGGCGGCATTCCGCCGCCAGGAGGAGCACCCTCAGGCCCCTCGGGGGCCATCGGCTGCTGCTGCATCATAAACTTTTCGGGATTTTTGATGTCGAACCCGTCGCGCAACACATGCAAAGCCAACTGTGCAGGATCAATCACCGTTCCCACCAGAGGCGCAACAGCATTCAACAAACTGATGGCCTGCTGCTTGCGAATCGTGTCATTGATCGGCTGAGTGGAACCACCCTCAACAGTAAAATCAAACTCGCCCACAATGTCTTCACGGGCATAAGCCACAAACTCGTCGTTACCGTCGGGACCAGCGATACGGGCAACCTGCTCACCAGTCATGTACTGCTGCATCAACTGCAAGACACGCCTGGCGATCTGCCCAATAGCCAACTCCACAATCGCCAACTTGTCGGCAGCCCGCGCATTGGCGGCATCGGCAATAATCGAAGCCTCAGTGGCCGTACGGCGAATCTCAGGCATCTGCCCACGGGCGTACTCGTTTACACCGCTGACCGTGTTGATGTCTTGTTCAATAATGTTGCTGTAAGCGTAAATCTCGGGGCTTAGCGCCGTCTGAGGCATCGGCATGACAACCTCAGACAGCGGCTTGTTCTCATCGACCACGGGCACCAAACGGCCATCGTCGTCAGATTCCAGGGCCTCGCGGCCCTCGGGACCGAAACTGCGTTCGTGGTACAGGTACTTGCGGGCGTAGCGTTTACGGTCATTCATCAACTGCGAACGGGTCTTATCCAACTCCAGTTGCAGCGATTCAATCGACTCCAAATCACCCAACGGGTAAAACCTGTCAGGAATGTCGTAGTTCCTTAGCATCACGAACGGCTGACCGTACGCGTACGGCATGGGGGTCGGATCAAGAAGGAACTCGTCGCCGTTCTCGGCGCACACACTGACGGTATTTGACTCGATGTCGTAGTACTCGTACAGGGTTACACGGTCGTCGTCAACGTACTGCTCTGTTCCGCCCAAACCGTCTTCGCGGGCTCCCTTCACACCCGCATCGGCACTTAGGCGTTTCCGCACCGACGGCTTGTACCGCTTGTCCGACTGGACATCCTCCAGGGACCGCACAATGCGTTGCGCAATCCAGGTGACATCATCCATGCAGGTTGCTTCAGGGTCAACGAATACGTCGAACGGGGAAACCCGTTCGACAAACGCCTGATCCTCCACAATCGTCATGGTTGTTGTAGGCAGATTCGCTGAAATCTCTTCATCTGTGGGTAGTTCCCCAGCGAACTCGGGCATCTGCACGGCGGCAGCGTCAGCGACAGCGACCTGTTCAGCGTACAGGGCTTCCAGGTCGAGGTCCCCCAGGGAGCGTTCCTGCTCAACGAACCGCCAACCGACCTTCAACCAGCCGTGGCCAAAGATCAAAAAATCTTTGACGGCACGCCGAAACGGCTTCTGATAGTCGTGATGCCGCCACAAATAGTTGATGACGGCCTCATTGGTGGCCGCACGCTCCGCACCCTGTGGGGTCGTAGCCGACACCACAATCTTTGGATGGTTCACCGCAACAGACGGCGAAATCACATTGATCGTCGAAAACGCCAGATTGACAGCGATCAGATCCGACTGCGTAACTGTTGTGGACGGCCAATGCTTCCCACGGTACAAATCACCGAGCCTGCGCCAGGTCTCGTCGTAGCCCTCGTCGTCACGCCACTTGCGGGCCAACTCCAGGCGACGCTTATACGCATCGAACCGTTCCGAACGCGTCTTACGAGCCACCTAAACCCACCTTGACCCGACAGGTTCAATGTTGCGGCCCTGAGCCTTCGCTTCAGCAACCACTTTTGCTTCGCGTTCGTTCATCGTGAGGTCTTGCTCGTCGGCAGGCAAAGTGCTGCGATGCCCGCGGCCCATGTCAAACTTGACTCCAGCCAGTTTCTTGCGCCACGCCCAAAGTTCGTTGAGTTCCAGACGCGTCTTCGGCCCCTGATGGGCCTCAACGTATCTTGCGAACTCATTGAACGACGCATCGGGCGGCAAAACCGCCACCGCTACGGCTGCTTGTGAGCAGGCTCGACCTTGCCGCTGAGACCATGCTGGTTCTCGGGGGTGGATCGAACCTTCACAGCGGCACCCTTGTCGCCACCGCCGTCAGAACCCGTGGTATCGCCACCGATGCGCACGGTCGGCTTCTGCGACCCCGTTTCGGTCACACGGTTCGCAGCGACACTGCCGCCACGATCCAACTTGTTGTTGCGACCCTTGGAACCGTCAACGGTCTGAGTGCCACTGGTATGCGACACAAACTTGGTTGCCATCAGAAAATATCTCCGTGGTTGATAATGGGAAAGAACCGATAAGTCCTCATCAGGAAGGACGAGGTGTCCCACTTGCCGTCCCACGGACAGCATTAGCCCCGATTTGAAACGGATTTTCGCCGTGAGAGTCCGCCTGGCGGCGAAACCAGTCGACAGTCCAATAGTCGTCCACCTCGACAGCAAACTCGGGTGCATGCGCATACTTGCGCATCTGATTCGCCAAAGCCAAAGCCATGACACGATCATCAAACGGCGACCCAGACATCGACCCCCGCTCATTGCGCACAAACGTACGCAACTCGGCAACCGTGTGCTTATCGCGCAACACCAACTCGTCGTTCTTCAACGCAGTAGCCAAATCGTCAATCATCAACGGCTTAGACGTACGAGTCGTCTTCCACCCATACTCCTGCGTGACCCTATCCGACACCTTGTTCAACGACCGTTTACGAAAAAGGCGAGGATACCCCAGTTGACGCAACACAGTCAACGTCGTCAAACCATGATTGTTCGACTCGACACAACACAACGCATCCCGATACCACAACCCGACATTGAACACCTCCTGAGCCAACTCGTCAGGCGGAATATGCCCATGCCACACCGCCGCCTGCACCCCAGACGACACAGACAACACCTGGATGCACGAATAATCGCCATGCCCCAACCCCTCAGCAGTATCAACCCCCAACACGTACGCTTCCTGGGGTTGCGGCCTCTCCCACACAACGAAACTCACTGCCGAAACTCCAACACCCGTGGCTGCAAAGCATGCAGCCACCCCTCATCGCCACTGACACAACCCCGCAACAACACATCCAACACATCCAAATCAAACACAGGGTTCCCAGAACGAACAAACGCCTCCTCCGCAGTCGTCGGATACTCCTGAGCCAACTGCCAAGGCAACATCGACTGACACTTTTCCTCATACCAGGCATCGCCACGATCCTCCGTAGCAGACCACGGAAAAAACATAGGTTCAAACCTATTGGCACCAGTTTCCGCACCAGTCCACAACTGGTGAAAAAAGTTTCCGCTGCCATTCGCCGTGCTGAGACCAATGATGCGGCCACCCACATCGGCAACAGGCTCAATCGAAGCCCACGCCTCCTCGGGATTCGGTAGAAACGCCCACTCGTCCACAACAATCAGCGTCGCAGACTCGCCACGGGCAGGATCAGACGCAGACGGCATCGACGTAATCATCGAACCATTCTCAAACGACATGCGTTGCTGATGCTCCACCAACGAATCAGGCCCCCTCGCCACCATCCACTTCGGCAAATGCTTGAACCCGTACTTCGTTTTCCTCAACAACAACACAGCCTCACGCTCAGTGCGGCTGAGATCAATAATGTTTTGATCATCACGAAAAAACGCCAACCAAAACTGGTGCGCAGCCACCAACGTCGTCCAACCAATCTGACGAGCCTTCAACGTCAAACTGTAACGATTCGCCGCCCACTGACGCAACGCCTCATCCTGAGCATCACGCAACTTGAACAACACACGGCCACGCGCAGGGTGCGCAATACACCAATACTTCTCCAAAAAATATTTCTCATCATCACGGCAACGACGCCATTCGGCCTCCTGCCGCAACTCCTGCAACCGCGACAACTACTCAACCAATCTCAAACGAGGCTGCCACTCGTTGCGCCACACCGACGGAGGATGATTCGCCTCAACCAGGCCCCGCTCCGCCACCGAAGCGTACGGGCGGATCACAAACTGGCAAGGATCCTCCTCCAACCACAACTCGTCCTCCTCAGCCGTAGACGGCAACCCGTCATGCGTCGCACACACAGGAGGACTACACCAACTTTTCTTTATCCCCTCAGCCAACCACTCATCAAACGACTCAGCCACAACATCACCTTCCCAAAGTCAACCCATCAGCAGCCCTGTCCAGAGCCTCATGGATAGCGTACACGACCACAGCGAACACCGCAGCGACAACAACGGCAAACAAAACCCTACTTGCCAACCAAACTCCACCAAGCAGGCTTCACACCCAACGCAGCAAACTCGGCACGCTCCAACACGCGGCGCTGCACGCCAGCATCAAGCCGTGCCTTGTTGCGGGCCTTACGCCGCCTCTTCTCACCCCTGGTCACAACTAACCCCTCCTTTGAGTTTCCAACAAAGCCGCCTCCAACAAACCTGCCTGGGATGCCGTAAACGCCTGAGGCGGCACCGCATACGGAGGGGTCCAACCAGGGGCGGGATTGCTTCCAAGCCACTTATTTGTTAGCAGCCACCTCATAAAGTCGTCCGTCGACTGGTTCGCGGCCTGGCCCGACCGAGGCAAAGAATGCACGCCAGGTCCAAATACTGCTTCAGGCATAGAGGAACTTGACCGTACCGTATTCGCAGCAATGGTCGCAGGATTCAACAACACTTCGCTTTCACCAATGGCACCAGCGGCGCGGGCGTCAAAAGAGGTCAGTATGTCCTTGCGGGGATTGACAACCATTTCCAAAATGTCGTGTTGCCGCTGCTGTGCCCAAGGCAGATGACTCGCTGGAGTCAACAAAGAACCCGTAGGAGGAGTCGTTGACGCCGACGGGCCAATAGGACTATTTCGCACCTGCGTCCGCAACAGCGGCATTGTCGAACCGACACCGACCGCATCGACCGACCTGACAACAATCTCCTGCAAATCGTTTGCAACAAGGTGCGCCACACGCTCGATATGCGCTGGCTCCGACAGCCTGTTCGCACCCGCCTCCTTCAAATAGTGATTTATCCCAGAAGAAGGGCGCCCCGAGCCACCCTCCGTTGGACCCCTGTTCCAAACGTCGTCGATGCTCTTATTGGGATTGATCCGCTCAGACAGTTGGCCAGGCCGAACCGTTCGAAGCCCCAAAACATCCCTTGTCCTAATCGTGTTATTTCCAAAGTTCTGCGGAGAAGTAACACCGTCAACCACTATGTCAGCGTATTGCTGATATACGTCAGGATCGGGACGCCCACTCCGCATGTCGTCAAGAAACGCCTTGACATCAACCGCCTCATCTTGCAACGAATAAAACCTGCCAGGATCCATCAACTGTCCCGACGAGATGCCCTCATTCACAGCGGCACGCCCCAACGCTGCCGAACCACGCTGGCCAAGACGAATCAAAGCACGAAGACCAAAGTTGAGCGGATCAATAGGATTCATCCTAAAAGCAGCATCCACAATCGCCGACATGGACCCGTAGTCAGAAGTTGGACCTTTGTCCATCGTATGCCGCATAAGAAAATCTTCATCCGTAACCCGATTACCCTCATCCCCCGATGAAAGAAAAGCAAGAGCAACCGCCTGACCAATAGAACGATCCTGGGCCGTGTCGTACGCCTCACGCCAACGCCGCCCATTGAACCAATCGCCCCAGTTGACCCCCTCAGCCTCCGACATAGAAGCGTACGTCATAGCGGCCGACAACGGCTCCCGTATAAACTCACGCCCTGGCGTATCAACCGCATGCGTCAACGCCGTCAAGAAACCCAACGAAGGTTCAACACTACCGCCCTGGGGTTCCCTATACGCCGTCGGATCAACCCGCGGCGCAGTCTCTTGCGCCGACAACAACGGCGCATCCAAAGACCCCACCTCAGGATTACGGTCACCAACCTCCAACACTCGGCGACGAGGCTGCAGCGAACGAACACCAACCGACGAATCCAACCCAGGATGAAAGGCACGAACCCCCATTACTGGTTACCCAACAACGACAAACCGCCACCAGCCATCAACGCAGGACCAGCAAACCCACCCGTTCCCACAGTCAACAAACCAGCACCAACCAAAGCCGCAGCCAAAGCCAACTTGTGCTCCAACGGCATATCTCCCACACTACCACCAAGCCTCCTCAACACATCACGCGCCTCCTCCAAACCACGCTGATTGATTCTCCTCTGCTCCTCCGACAACGGCGCACCAGGCTTATAATCCTCGCCACCGTCACGCCCATCCCCAGACCCCTCAGGGTGGACACGCCCCACCCTCGGCGGCTCACCACCCATGCGTACGACCAAATCTTTCAACAACGAATCAGGGGCACTAAAACCAGGAGACCCAGCAGGCAACGACTGCCGCCGCAGAGAAGGCGGCGAAACAGGCAACTTACCCGCCTGCACACCAGGCGGACCAGGCGGCAACCGAACCGAATCAAACCCCTCCAACCCCGTCAACGAAGCCACAGCCCTCGACTCATTCACAGACGGACCCGACCCCAAAGGATCCGTCCAATGCTCCCGTATCTCAGGATCCCAAGGAACAAACCTGCCAGACTCATTATCGTACTGCCAACCCCGACGATCAGCCTCAGCGTGAATCGCATCCCAAACATGATCCCCATAATCGCTCTCCCGCAACGGAGTCCCATAACTAGCAATCAAATCCTGCATCACACGAGCATACAACTCCTCCACAGCGCCCTCAGTATCCACCAAACCAGGCGGAAACTCCTCAAACGCCCCAGGCGACCTTTCAGACGCAAGATTCAACTCCCTGGCAGCCAAAACAGCCTGCCTCTCCACAGCCTCCACAGCATCATCAATATCCACAACCTCGACAGAAAGAGCACCTCGAAAGATGGGAGAAACCTCCGACAACCCGCGAGACTCCCGCGTCACCAACTCCCCAGACACGGGATCCACAACCAAATCCCACGGATTCCGCTCCGACTCCGCCGTACCCTCAGAAACATCCGCCGTACCCTCAGAAACAAAAGCATCAAACTCGTCAAAATCGAAACCCATCCGCTCAACATCACCAGGATTCAAAACAACAGAACGATCACGACCACCACCAACCCCCACAACACCCTTACGACCAACCATAGACCTACCCACCAGAACCCCCACGAACCTCAGCAACCAACCCCTCCAACTCAGCCGCCAACTCCTCATCAGACAACCCCGAAACCAAACGATCATCCTCAACAACCACATGACGCTTCGGAGTAAACTTCTCCACATACTGCAAATACAAAGAAGCAGCCTTCACATCCCCACCCGCAGCAGCCCGCCACAAAGACTCCACAACCGACTGAGTGCGCTCAGGATGCACATTCAAATCAGTAGCACGCCGATCCCACTCACGCACAAAACGCGGATCCCGCTTCCACTTCCGAACCGTCGAAGCCGCAACCCCATTCAACTCAGCCCAATCCTTCTGAGTCGACGGCACACGACCCTCCCCATCCAACAACCAATCCAAAAACAACGCCCACTTCTCAGGCATCACCTCAACCCCCGAAACAGGATCCCTAGACCACCCCCTACCGCCACCAGACTGAATCACACAACACCTCCACATCAACACCCCCCATGTCCCAAACCCACTTTGTACCAACCCACTAGTACAAAAGTGGGACACCGCAACCCGTAAAATAGGGAAAGGGAAAAAGAACGGTAACGTGGCGAGCCCCCCAAAAGGGGTCTCGCCACAAGCGTACAGGGGGAGAAGCCCAAGAAACCCCCCACAAACCACCCCCGCGCCCAAACACCGCCCCGTTTGTACTACACCACCCCCCACCAGCCAAGTTACAAAAACTTGCACGCATCGGCCCTCAAGTAATAATACTTATGGGGAAGCGGGGGGTACCCCCACCAGGGGTGGGTGCCTTGTGCCCGATAGAGTGTAGATAATATGCGTTACCTGTACCGTTGCCGGGCCGCTGCACTCGTAACGGTAACGGTGCCGCCGACACGCCGACACGGCGACACGGCCTCGGCGGCCTGCACGCCCGTTGTGGTAGCGGTTCGGTGGGTGGGCTTGGTGCGCGTTGGGTGTACTGCTGGGGTGGGTTGAGGGTGGTTACCGTCGGATGAAAATGATGTCGGGGGCGGTGGCGGATGGGTTGGCCCAACAGGCTCTGCATTTGTGGCAGGCGCCTTGGTGGTGGTTGGTGTTTCTCCTGGGCGTGGTGATGGGCATGGTTCCGCTGTCGACGGGGCAGGTGATGCGGCGGCGGTCTCGGTTGTGGTCGAGGCTGTCGAGGAGTGTGTGTGCTTGGTTGAGGGTGTCGGCGAGGATGGCTACGGGTAGGTGGCTGTAGGTGGTGGTGGTTAGGGCTTGGCGGGTTCTGTCGGTCATGGTTGGGTCGGTTGACAGGTAGAGGGTGAGGTGGTGGCCGTCGAGTTGTCTGGTGAGGTTGGCGAGTGGTTCGGCAGGGTCGGGTCGGTCGAGGCCGTAGGAGCGTGTGTAGAGCCAGGTGCGTATGTTGGGGAGTTCGTCGTAGGCCCAGGCGATGGCGGCGGACCAGGCTTGGCCGTCTTGGGTGGTGGCTAGGTCTCCGCCTGCGCCGATGCGGAGGGTGGGTTGGCGTACGGGGTGGCCGTTGTGTAGGGCTGTTGGTCCTGGTTGTGTTTGGGTTCGGTGGGTTTCTTGGAGGATGGCGGCGCACAGGTTGGTTCTGTCGGTCACGGTTAGGTTCTTCCAGATGGTGAGGCGGTTGGTGGTCATGGCGCCGAGGGTGGTGCGGCCTAGTTCGAGGCGGCGGGCGTAGCAGGTGAGTGTTCCGTCGGGCGTTTTATGGCAGTAGGTGGATGCGCCTGGGCAGGTGCCGCCATGCTCTGGCGGTCCTGATGGGAGCCAGGTTGCGTTGCGGACGGTGTCGCTAGTGCGCCCGTTGGGTGTTGCGATGGGTCCTGTCTTGGTGTCTCTGGCTAGGAACCCGCGTGCTAGTTGTGGTGGTACGGCGTGGGGGTTGATGGCGTGGTTGGTGGTGGTGATGGTTACTGGGGTGGTGGTCATGGTTATCGGTTCCTCCTGATGGTTGAGTAGATCCATCCAGCGATGACGCTGGCGGTGGTGGTGGCGCCGAGTGCGGCGAAGCCGACGATAGCGGCGTCGAGGATGGCGGGGCTTGTGATGCAATGCATTGTGTCTCCTGGGTGGTGGTTGGTGGTTGCAGGGTAGTTGGGTTCTTGGGTGGTGTCTGTTTATTACGGTTGTGTGTCGGCTTCATTTTTGCGGAGCAGAGCCGTGGCGCGGGCGGTCCCCCAGTTTCCTGGGGGACCGTCGGGGGTGGGTGTGGTTGGTTAGGTGGTGGGGTTGGTGTCCTCCTGGTTGAGTGCGGGTCGTTCGTAGGGGTCTGCGAATGGTGGGGTAAGCAGGTTGGTGAAGATGTCGACGAGCGCCTGTTTTACTGCGGCTTTGGTGGCGATGACGGTGGTTTCGGTGTCGCTGTAGTACTCGTCGCGGATTCTTTCCGATACCTGGTCTTCGATGGCGGCCCATATGTCGCTGTCAGGGACCTCGACGTATTCGTTGATGCTGAAGTAGATATCCATCAGGCTGCCGCCTCTGTCAGCATCTTGGTGTACGCGGTGGACAGTGGGTATCCGTTGTCGCCGCTGACGGCGAGGGTGCGTTGGATGGTGACGGCTGCAGGGTGGCGCTTTACGCCGTTGCGGCTCGGTTGGGTACGGTGGTGCTGCTCGTACCCTTGGAGTGCCATCAGGGCGCCCCAGGCGGTGCCGCGGTGTTCGGCGGGTACGTGGCTGCTGTAGTACTCGTCGACGATGGCGTCGTGGCGGTTTTCCCACACGGTGAGGCTGCGGCCGTCTTCGGTTGGCTTGTCTTTGCCGTATGCCTGGGCTGCTACCTGGTCGACTGTTTCGTTGAGAAAAACCGTCGCTGGGGCTGGGGTGTCGAGGAGCCGCGCTATGGCGGCGTCTGTTTCGGTGGCGGCTCCTACCATGTCGCGGAGCACCCTGCGGGCGACGGTGAGGTTGTCGCGCACGTTGGCGGTGTGCTTGATGCGCACCTCTTGGGGTGCTGTCGACAGCAGCGAGGCCCTGAAGGTGTTGGCGCACACGATGATGTATGGGGCGAGGCATCCGACGAGGGCGGTGGTGCCGTCGTGGCTGGTTCCCAGGTTCATTGAGTAGCCGCGTGCGGGGAGACCGTCGAGGGCGTCGATGTCGGGGATGCCGACGGATACGAACGCCAGGCGGCGGTCCCTGAGGGTGCCTGTCGACAGGATCGGCAGCGAGACGCCCCGTTCTACCTGGGCGGCTTCTTGGAGGGTGCCTGCCAGGTCGACGAGTTCCTCGTTTTGGACAATGGTGTATTTGTCGGTGGGGAAGTAGTGCGGCGGGTTGTTGCCGCAGGCGACGCCCTTGTGGTCCTCAATGATCGCGTCGGGATGTAGGACGAGGTAGCCAGCGTCCTGCAGGTCGATGCATGCATCCTGGAGGGCGAAGTCGAGAATCTGGGAGTCGTCGACGGTGCGTCTGGCGTCGGCCAGGGGGACGGTGTTGATGGTCCATTCTCCGACGCCGAGCACCTTGCGTACCAGGTCGAGATCGAGGCCGTCGGGGGTGTCGTCCCAGCGGTGGGTTTCGCCGAGGCTGTGCCAGTTGCCCATGCCTGAGAGTGGGTGTCCTTCGATGAGGACCACCCTGTCTGTGCCTGTTATTTCGTGTGCCATGTCTCAACCTCCTGGGTTGGTTCGGTTCGCTATTTGCGGACCGAGGCCGCCAGTGTATGGCGTACAGGGTGGTGAACGGTGGATCCTGGCATATGCGTTGTTGGCGCTTCATCGCAGCGGAGCAGAGCGGTACGCTGTGCCCTCACATAGTCGGTGCCCTTGGTGGGCGGATCGGAGACAACATGCCAGCGGTTATCTTGAGGAATGGGAGGCGTCCGCTGTTGTGGTCGACGCGTCCAGGTGCCCGTCGTGAACGGGGGCACGTTGGCACGGTGCTGGCGGAAACGGACGGCCACCACCAGTATGTCGTGTGGTCGATGTTTTCCGACGACGGCGCCGTGTGGGATTGTGTCGGAGGCGCCTACTTTCACCAGTTGACGGAAGCGACAGACGAGTGGGCCTCCAGGGCCAGGAAGGACGGTAGTCATGGGTCGGCAAGGTAACGGTGCCGCAGTGAGGGTCGAGGCGCAGTGTCGTCGCTGTCCCCGCGTGGAGTCTGTCGAGGTTGAGCGGTCGGCGTTGAACAGGTTCGAGTTGCGGGCTGGGCTGGTGCAGAACCTGTTTCCTGACTTGTCGGCCTCCGAGAGGGAGGTTGTGATGGGTTGGCGCAACGGTTCGTTTCTGTGTTCGTCCTGTTGGGACGAGGTGTTCGCCGAGGAGGCTGTCCCTGAGCCTGACGATGGCTTGGATCGGCGGGAGCGTGACGCCTTTGAGGCTGGGTCTCCGACGCCTGTGTTTACGGTGTTGATGGATGACCTGTTGGGTGGTGACGTATGAGTGGGCCTCGACCATCGGCGAAGTGTTCGGCCGAGGGTATCGGCCGTGACCTGCTTGGTTTGATCGACTGGGTGGCCACTCATCGCCTGGACGTTCTCACTGACAGCGACTGGTTTAGGGAACTGATTCGTGAAGAGGTCGAGGCCGTGCTGCGGCGTCCCGAGGAGAGGCCAGGACCGTGGCCCGTGTGAAGCGTGGTAAGCACGGCGTGTTCATGTACGACAATGCCCGCTGCCGTTGCGATGTGTGCCGTAGGGCGCATCGCCGCCGTGCCGCCGAAGCCGCACGGGTTCGAGCCCGCAAAAAGGCTGGAGATCGGAGGGCTGCGGCGGACAAGCGTCGAGTCCGCCCATTGCCTGCGTGGCAGGCTGGCGGGACGATGACCAGGGAGCAGTACCTGCGGGAGCGTGACGCTGACGCTGAGGTGGGTGCTCCTCGCAGCGCGGCGCCCCGCAAGACCTTTATCCCAATCATTTAGGGAACAAGGGTGGTGGGCGTACAGCCTGTGGCCCGTTGACACGAACCAACACCCCGCCACATAGGTAACGGGGCGGCTCGGCCGCCCAGGTGGGACACTTTGGCGTTATGGCAGGGACTACGTTCGCTTCGGTGAAGTGGTCTCCGCCCGCAGGCCCGCCAAGGCAGGCCAGGAAGGACGAAACTATGCACATTCCAGAAGAGCCACACAACGAGGACATCACTGATGGGGTACGACCACTGGAGGCGGCAATGGAGATAGATATTACTCCAAACCCGCTTCTATTCGGTGAAAAGATGCGGACCCTGCTTGAACAATACGGCGATAATCACGCCGAGATTCTTCGCTGTTCAGCCGATATTGCCCGCAACCTGGAGCGGCTAAAAATGGTGTCAGCGTTCGTGCGGCGGCAAGCCATGCTCGACGCCCAAAACGAACTAGGTAACGGGGCGGCGGTGGGTCGCCTCGCTGGCGTTGGCCGCGTCAGGTCACATCAACTCATCAACCGTGCGACCGATGAGCGGATGCACCGCGTCACGTTGGAGGATGTGGTGGGTTACGCCGAGGAGAACCTGTACGTCTAGGTACCTAGGGAGACCCCCTTTAGGGGGGTCTCCCGTTACCGTTACCGAGTAACCGTTACGTTCCACCCTGTACGCTTAGGAAGGGTCCACCGTTGCACCGCCTCCGCCTGGTAGGGTTCTTTCCGTGATCGAGATTCCCCTCCGCCAATCATGGCTGAACACGTTCGACCGCTGCCCCGAGCAGGCCCGCCAGGAACGCCTGGGTTTGGTAACGACGCCGCCGAATAGTCACATGCTGCGAGGCAACCTGGTGCATGCCGCAATCGAGCATTGCGGCAACATGATGATGCAGCATGAAGCGACTCCTTCGCTGGAGGAATGCATGGAATACATGGATTCGGTAACGGCGGAACTTTCCTCCGAAGTTATTGAGTGGCGGGAAGATTACGAAAAGGTTGTTGATCGGGCACGCACCAATCTGACTGGCTGGTACAACGACTATCTTCCACTGTTGGGTATTCCAACTGGAGTTGAACAACGGTTTCGCATCACCCTCGACGAACGTGACGGTGTGCGTCTCGTCTTGACTGGTACCGCCGACTGGGTGGAGCCTCATCGGATAACAGACTGGAAGAACCCATCGAGGGAATACCTGCAGTGGGAGCAGCGCCGCTGGAATCTGCAGGCGACGGCGTACTGTCATGCCCTGGGGATCCCCTCGTTCGCCCTGGTTGCGATTGTGGACGGTCAGGTGCAGGAAACGCTGATAGAGCGCCCAGCGGGCCATGGAGAGGCCCTGAAGGATCTCTGCTGGGCTGCTGCTGGTCTGATACAGTCTGATCTCAAGGTCTGGCCGATGCGTTGGTCGGGATGGCACTGCTCACCAAAGTGGTGTCCCGTCTGGCAGGCTGGAGAATGCCGAGGGAAACACCTTGGTCCAAACCCGTGGTAGGAGAACAACCATGACAGATACAGGCACGACCGTAACGGTCGGGTTTACCCAGAAGGTGTCGGAGGCACCGTACGAGACCGCTGATTACCATTTCAGCATCACTCGCACGTACCCTGATTCCTTTACCGACGACGCCATCAAGGCGGAGGCGGAATCCATGTGGCACGACGCCAAGATGGAGGTGCTGCGTCAGGCAGGCCAGGAGTTCACCGTTGGGGAGGATGAACGCGTTATGCGTCTTCTCAAAAGCGGCGTGGCCCGACCTGATGCTGATCGAGGCGCCCCGTCCTCGCCGCCCGCTGCGAGTGTCGGTCCAACGCAGGCGTCGGCCCAGGCGCCTCCCGTTGCCCCATCCGCTGCCCCCGTTCTGGGAGTGAACAGCGGTAAGATATATCCCCGTGTCGACTTCTGTCTCGGCAAGCAGTCCGTCGAGAAGCAGGCAGCGTGGAACCTGTTGGCGTTCCAACCCAACGAGTGGTCCGACGGAAGCGGCGGCACCACCAAGGTGTACGAAGTCAAGGAACACGCCGACGGCACCACCGACCTGTCGAAAGGCGGGAAGAACTTCCCGAACTTTTCGGTAACGAAGGAAGCGTTGCAGCACATCGGCATTCAGGTTGCCAACAATGTTGGGTTGTGGATCAACCCAGGCGACTCGAACGTCCCGTTGAAGGTGTGGGACCAGGCCAGCGGTCAAACGCAGGCCGATGCCGTTGACTTCGAGTGGGAGTCCCGACGCCAGGCCCTTCAGGGTTACGCATACGGGAAGTGACAGGCATCCCTGTCGCTCTCAGTGAGGCGGAGGTCGATGCCCGTTTGGAGGGCGCCGACCTCCGCCCCACGGGTACCGACTACCGTTTCTTCCGCCCCACGTCGAAAGCGGTCGACCGATGGGTCGAATACGCTGCAGGCAGCCACGACAGGTTCTTCCTGGGTCTCGCAGAGATCGACCAGCGGATGCGAGGAGTGTGGCCGTCAGACGTTCTCGTCGTCACTGGAAGGGCGCACAGCGGCAAGTCGGCGGTGCTGCTGTCATCCATAGTGAAGAACCTGCAGCAGGACGAAAACTTTCGTGCCGTTATCTTCACACCAGATGAACCAGAGATCCTCGTCGTGTCGAAACTGTACGCTTTGCTTTACCTGCAAAGCCTGGAAGACGTTGAACGCGGGCTACAAGATGCCGACCCTGCCTACCTGCAGCACATCGAAGCGGCGAAACCTTTGCTCGACAGGGTGAAGATCTTTCCATCTGCGATGCCGTTCGACGAAATGTCTATAGCATTAGCAGAGTGCGAAGACTACTGGCAGGTTCGACCCCGCTTCGCAATGATCGACTTCCTGGAACAGTTGCCAATGGCATCAGGATACGAAGGCGTGTCTTCCGTGCTGAAAGGCGTCAAGGAATGGGCCGAAACAGAAAACCTGCCCGTCGGCCTCGTCCACCAGTCAGGCAAGTCATCGACGCGTGGTTCCTCCAGGGGCATGGACGACGGCAAGTTCAACGCTGACGAATACGCCATCCTCCAGTTGAATGTGTTTCGCAAACGAGATAACCCGAAACTCGACGACCATGAGAAACGAATCCATTCGGTATCTGTTTCACTAGACCTGTGCAAGAACAAGCGTCCTCCCTGCGAGATAACCAGCCCGCCAATCGACTACTTCATGGACCCTCGCTGCGGCATGGTTCGAGAATACTTCGACTCTGACATACCAGGCCAATGGATGATGTAACCGAAGAAACAGTGGCAATGTTTGCGGCCCTCCACGAAGGAGGCCGCATCGCCATCAACTACGGCAGCATCAAACCTCTCGTAGACGCCCAGGGCGCCCCATACGCAGCAACAGGGGAGCCGTACGAAGACGCAATCAGAGACCACCTCAACGACGAACCACCCATCGGGGTGTACCCACTGTTCCGCAACGACGACCACGGCGGCAGATGGCATGTCAACTGGTGCGCAGTCGACCTCGACGAAGGCGAAGGCGACCTCGTCCACGCCAAGAACCTGAAACTGCTACTCAACAAGTTTGGGATCACAGCGTTCATTGAGCGTTCCCGCTCCAAAGGATTCCACATCTGGGTGTACCTGAAACAACCAGTAACCGCTGTCCTGGCGCGTGAAGCCCTGTTCGGAGCATGCGAACTCATTGATGTACCAACCAGAGAGGTGTATCCGAAACAAACAGAACTCGACGGCAAAGGATACGGCAACTGTTTGCTACTTCCGTTCCCCAACATGTCGAACCCTGGCCGACAGGTCATCCTCGACGAGGACGACAGCCCGACAACCGTTGCACGGTTCACGCATCTGGCGTGGACAACCAGGGCACCCGTCCACTCGATACAAACCCTCCACTCGCTACACAAGGAACGACACCTCAGGAGGGCGAATGCTTTCCTCGACGAGTCGGGTGTCGGCGCCATCCAGGGACGTGACGACAAAAACTTCAAATACATAGCGAGACAGATATGGGAAGGCGACGTTCGAGAAGACAGGTCAAACGCCCTGTACGCCTTCGCCTGCTCCCTGTTTCGCCAAAACTACAGAGATGACTCTGTGTTCCGTTGGTCTGCCGCCCTGGATGAGAAGATCGGCAAGTTTGTTGGCCGCTCCGACCGCGAGAAGCGTCTGCATGAACTCGTTGAACATGCCAAGATCGACACTGACGTTGGGAGAGATTGATGCCGAACCCGTTGACACACAAGTTCACGGTGCATACCAGCCCCAGGGTGAAGGGGCGTCCCCGTTTTGCGCGGGGACGCACGTACACGCCGAAGGCGACGATAGATGCCGAGCAGATAATAGCGGAGGCGTACAGTGGGCCGAAGTTTGAGGGGCCTGTGTCGTTGTCGTGTGTGTTTCAGAAAGACAAGATCATTATTTCGTTGACTCCGTTGGCGGTTGAGAAGTCGCCGCTTCGTGGTGACGTATCCAACTATTTGAAACTTGTCGAGGATGCTTTGAACGGCTTGGCGTATGACGATGACCGCCAGGTGCATCGTCTTGTCGGGAAGAAGCGGTAATGGGTAACAGGCTGCCAACCAACTGTTCTGTTTGTTACGGTGTGACGGATTGGGGGACGTTCAGGGCTGAGGCTGGGAAAGATCCGACCTGTGTCTGTTTAGACGAGGACAGGGTGTTTCTTTTGGAGGAGAAGGCGTGGGATGAGTTTGTTGCGATGGTCGACGACGACCGCCCCAGGTTCCTACCTGGGTTGAAGAAACTGATGGATCGAGCGGTGCCGTGGCTGATTGGTGATGTCCACGAAGCGGATAGTGCATCTCAGGATGCGGATGTACAGGCTGCACCTTGTGGAACAGACGAAAAGTTACAGGCTGTACCTTGTAGTTGCGGCAAGTACCGCTTCCCAGCGTTCGAGTTGGAGACATTGGACTGGTCGTGGGGGCCAATCACGGACGACGACGGCGTGCATGAGGCTGATCTGTGTCAGGAGTTGAAGCACGGGCTGATCCTTGATGTGGAGGCCCAGCAATGAGCATTAGTGCATTACTTATCGACCTGCAAAAAAACTGGAGTTTCTTTGCACCTCTTCCTTATAAGAAACGGTTGTACCACAAATGATGCTTGAAGTAGAAAACCGTGAACGATGGCTCATACTGAGAGCCTTACGGCGACTAGGCAACGAC